CGGCAGCTGTTATCTCTATTGGGAAACTAATTTTCATCGTATTAGGTCTTCTTCCTCTTGGATTTGCTCAACGCTCATCGCGCCAATGCGGTTTAGGATTTCATAAACTTGCGCACGCTCTAAAGCAGATCCACGCAAGAAATCATCAATATCAAATCGAACCTCCATGCCATTTGGCACAAAATCAGGCTGACTTAATCTTTGTTCAATTGATGTAAGTATTGGGCGAAGTGAAAAATCAATTAATGCTTTTCTTTCGGCCGTCATATTTGAGTAGGTCATGCTAGTAGTTTCAGCTGACACGAAACTGGCCGGAATACCGCTTGCGCGACTAATTTCCAAAGCTAAGTATTGTCTGGCCTCATTTAATTGTAATTTAGCAGGGTCGAAACCTAATGCTTGTAATTCAACATCAGCATTTAAGAATGCGGTCGCTCTTGTTGATCTTGATATTCTCCATGACTCTAAAAGTTTTGTAATTCTTTCAGGTGTTAAATTTGTGCCATTTGATTTAAGAACCATTTGTGGCATTGGCTCTTTGGCATACATTTCGGCAGCCTTTTCTAATTCAGCAGCTGCTTTAATTGTGCGACCTGCGCGATTTAGTATTCCTTCATCTAATCCGTTAAATACAATTAAAGAACCTAAACCATAAGGCGGAACTCGCTTGCCATCTACTGTGTAATATTCAATTTCTGTTGAATTACCATTTAATGATGCAAATACTCTATTAGGTGCAATTCTTGTCCATGCGCGAATTCTTGAAGCATCTGTTGCTGCATAAGCATCCATAATCATTCCATATGCAACGCCGTAAAGTAAAAGATCCTCAGCGATCCATGCGTATATTGCTGAACCTGCAACTCTTGGATCTGGTTGCATAATTACGCGATTTGGTCTTATGTGTTCATTTGTAAAATGATTATATTGTTCTAGCGGTAAAGATCCGACTGTTGAACAGATAATATTTCTTGCACGCGCACCTGATGGTATTGCCATGTATTGTTCACGCGTTGCAGTTGTAGTTCCAAATAAAATTCCGCCAACTAATTGTTGTGCGTTATAAGGTGAAAGTGCAGCAGCTACATCAACTGAATTTTCTGGTTGAGTTGCTCGAAATCTATCTAATAATCCCATTAGCATATAATATACCATAAAGTCAATAAACTACGCTATTTGAATATCAACCTCAGTTTCAACCTGTGTCGCAAAATAAGTTGCTAAAGCAGATGCCACAGCTGCACAAACTGCGACTCTACTTGCTCTCCTACCGATGATCCATGACCCATCCCCATAGGGCAGTTTCGCAGCGGATAGTGTTTGCTGAGTCAGTTCCTCTTGACCCCCATGCTGTAATCGATGGGAATTGATTGCGCCTAACCACCGATCGCATGATTCAGCGTATATCGCCCCATCCATATCTGTAATGGGAATTCCAGCAGGAACTAGCCGACTTGCGACGGCTTGTGCAGTCCTTTTGGAATAAGCGACAGTCTGAACATTATATTTTCTTACATAAGGTGCAATATCGTTTGCAACCGCTAAATCATTAATTGAATAATCGTTTGACCATGTATGAAGTAAAACTAAATTGAATTTCTCACCCGAAAGTTTTTGAGTAGCAGTAAGAGCTGCAAATTTACGATCTGGACTTAAATCCAATCCAAACCATGTTTCTTTGTCAGGGTCTAATGGTATTGGGTCAGTTCTGCACAATTCCCATTTTTGTGCATCAATAGCAGAGTTGATTGTATCTACCCATTGACATAAAACTTCGGTTCTTACAATATCAGGTGGATCATTTATTACAGCTCTTAAATTATCTGGATGGATTGTAACTCCAAGCGATGGATTGGCTTGAGCAAAGGCTGGCCAGTTAATATCACCCGACGGAAGGGTAATCGGTGCATCTGGCTCAGCACTCCACTCAAACCAACCTAACGGGTCATTAGTCGTGGCTGACGCTAATGCCCTCTCACGCAATTTGTTTAAGATTACGGAATGTTGATCTCCAGCATTTGAATAAATCCATACTTGAGGATTTTGTGCAGCCATCATTGTATAGCGCATTGATGACCAAGCATCCTCATCCTTATATTCTCTTAATTCGTCTAAATGGATTGTAGATGGTTTAGAAATACCTCTTGAAGCATTATTGGCTGCTTTAACCACAAACCTGCGACCACCCTTTAATTCCATTTCCTCAGCACCATGTTGCCATCGTATCTTTTTTACCTCAGAGGCTAAGCGATCGTTTTCCTCAATTAATGAAACCATCTGTCTAAAGGTTTCTAAAGATGTAGTTAATCGGTGAGCTGAGGATAGCTGTAGATTCTCGCCCCACACAAACATGCCAGTCAGAATACGCAACATCATAAATGTGGACTTACCATTTTGGCGTGCGATCAAAAGGCCAGCCTCCGTGTGATGCCATCTACCATCAGGCTTAACCTTATGCCCATGAATTGCTACGAACTTTTGCCATTCCATTAACGGGATACCGATCTCAGCTGCGAAGTCAATCATTTCTTGACCTTTAGACGGCAAATCATTGAGTTTGGAGTGAATTCGTGGAGTTGCCACACCTCCTAATTCAGATCCAGCCTTAACTGAGTCGATCAAATCTTTTTCAAATTTATTCAAAGCGATCCAGCCTGATCGTGGGCGATCGAGGTGTTTTGTGGGTTAGAAAAGGAAAGGGGGGTCGGTGGTGTTCTCTTGCTCACAAAAAACCGCCCACCCTTCGATAAATTACATCTACGACAACTTGCAACTAAATTATCATCACTATCTAATCCACCTAATCGTCTAGGTATTACATGATCTACTGTATTAGCTTCCTGTCCACAATACTGGCATATAAACTGATCGCGTCTAAGTATTCGCTCTCTTATATTACGCCATTGTCTAGTGCTACCACTATCCCTTAATGCTGATCTACTCACTAATACCAGCCTTTAGCCTTATGGTGTGCGAGCGCCTTGCAAGCACATCCATCATACCTGTGTTCTATGTATTTCAATCCTTTATCTATCTGTTTGAATGGATCAGTTTCTTTTAATCCTAATATCTGTGGAATACCATAAGCACTTGATCTCTTGTTCTTAGCTTTATGATCCCATCTACTTTCTTTATACCATAACTCATCAAGACAATAGAACTCTTTGAAATCATGGTTTAATTGTATGAATGCGTATTGTTTGAAGTGTGTAGTTTTAGGTTTAAGAGCTACGGAATCATTCTCTTGAAAGGCTATTGTCATGCCTAAAGACAGAGATATTACCAAACCAAACCTTGCGATCTTTCTGCTTCGCAGATCGCCCTTTCGCTCTGAAAGCGAATTTGCGTTTAAGGGTAGCATACGCCTCCAAATCATCTAACAAAACCGCAGGTCAGACGGCATGTCGTAATGCGTAAATCATCTGTTTCATTCCATGTTTGATCGTATCCTGCCTCTGTCATTTGCTTTTACCTGCCCATCCTTCACCCTTAAATGAAATGCTCGGAGCTGAATAAACTCTTGCCATAGCAATCTTGCATCTAGGACAATTCATACCCCCATCATCCTCCTTGTAAGTTCTATGGATAGATCCAAATGTGCCGCATTCTTTACAGCTGTATTCATAGGTAGGCATTACTTTGCTCCAATCAAATTACATGTATGACATGGCATTTCCTTAAACTGCCAAGATCCACATTTATCGCATCTACTTATGTCTGAGTCAGGAACACTTAAAGCCTCAACTACATTCTTGACCCCAACACATCCACAATCCATACATTGATAAGTCTTAAATCCATCAGGCATATCTATGGCATCAAGCCACAAGAACTCTGTGGCTCTTTTGCAACCATTACACTTAAAGCTAGTTGGGCTTGTCATAGTTAATCAATTCGCGGCATTTGAAACATGTGCCATCTTTGAACACTCGGTCATCATCGCAAACCTCGCATTTGATAATTGTTTGCTCAAGATGAACACCATTATCATCCATGACTACCTGAATGCCCTTACCATTAATAAAAGCGATGTATCCCATTACTCCATCCCTTCGAAGAACCAATGACCATTAGCAGTCATCTTTGCCCATTTAGCATGTTCGGTAACTTTGCCCTTGCAGACATAACCATAATAAGGCTTACCTGTTTTAGAGATACCTTGTTTAAGAATATGACCATGCTCGCAAGCAGGTGGCTCTTTAGGTGTTGAACTGCCTATTGCATCAACTGCCTCAGCAACCGACCAAGCCTGTGGATCATCTTGCTTATTCTCAACTGCGAATGAAGCTCTTAAAGCATCCTCAACAGCTGCGGATTTAGTGCCGGGCGCACCATAACGCCTTTCCTGTAATTTCTTTTCGTAAGGATTTGGCTGATTATTATTTACCTTAGCCATTTCCTCTCTTGAAGCGCGTTTGCCTTTAGCTGCGAAACCAGCATTTGCGAGCGCACGACCGATCGCTGAAGTTTCACAATTCTCCAATGCAGAAGTTGAATTAACACCCTTTTCCGTAATGACCTCAAAAGCAAGACCAGTCGAGCATGGCTTTGCGTCCGCTTCTGTTTTGAATAATTTAGCCATAACAATGAATCGAGTGTTTGAGGCCTCGATAAGTTCTGTTTCAATTCGTCCATCTGGATACTCCCCATTCCATTTCTCTAATCTACTTTCTACTGTTTCATAATTATCTAAGTTAAACATTATTCCTTCCATTCAAAGTCTTGATCTTGGACTGCTTCGAGAACTGTCCTATAGATAGCACCATAGGCGATAAAGTCTTTAACTGAGTCGTAATGATCTGGAGTTTCAGTAAGCCTAGAAACCTTGACCAACGCCATACATAAAGCAGCTTGGTGTGGTGTGATTGGGTAATCAAGATATGCACTCCACAATCCTGCAATTCTTTTGTGATTGTAGTATGGATGGCCGTAGACACTTCCACGCTCTTGGATTGTACTAATGACCTCATTTAACAGATCCTCAGTTTTTGTCATAATCAAATACCTGATCTGACTTCATTTTTCTTACGCGCTCTTGGTGTTCTAAGCTTGCACGCCATCCTTCATTACGACCAGTCCAATAGCCACTTTCGTAATGTTCATTATTTGTGTGCTTTATTGTCCACCATGCAACTGCCATACTTCCGGCAATTAACAACCACATTCCAACGATTTCCATTATTGCTCCCGTTCCGCAAAACATTCGTTTGCGTTGGGATTAGTATGACTGGATTTACCGACAGCGCAATAACTTCTTGGCGCGTGTTTTATAACGATTAGATAACGCTAATATCCTCAAAGTCATCGATATGGTCATCAATCGTCCTATCCCGATAATCGGTTTCACGCCCCATAAACCT